ACGCATACGGCGTGTCGATGCCGATGCCGAGGCGGTTGTTCGCTTCGTCGATGAACAACGTGTCGTTGATCGAGCCATCCTTCCTGATGTTGAAGACCGACGAACCGCCGACCTGAAGATCAACTAATAGGCTGTTCGCAGCACTGGCGGTGTCGGTGATCGCGACCTTCAAGGCCGTGAACGTCACACCTGCGTCGTTCCAAGTCTGCGATCCGTCGATGACAGGGTCACTCGCCGTGATCGTGCCAGCAGCAAGATTCAGCGTCGTGAACGATGACGGCAAGCCTTCCTGAGCAAGTGGGAAGCCGCCAAGAGTCGAACCGTCGTGGACAACGACCGTGTGCTTGGTCGTGTCGACCGTGATCTCACCGAGAGCGCCCGTGAACGCCGCGTGCTGCGCCGTCGTGCCGCGCCGGAGCTGGATCTGTTGCGCCATCAGGCAACGCTCCCGTAGTCGTGAACCGCTAGCACCGCGTCAGCAACCGACCCGTAGTCGTCGCTGAGGTTGCCGTAGTCGGTGTCCTTCACCCAGACGAGCTTGCCGGTGGTGCCTTCCACGGTGAGCTGCTCTGCCGAATCGCCAATAGGAAACAGCGTGCTGCCGCCAGCGGTGTTGCCGATCAGCAGGTCACCAGCCGACCAAAGGATCGGCGCAGGCGGGACCGACTGGATCAGCAGGTCCACATCAGACCGCAGACCGGTGATGCCGAGGTAAGAGAGGATGTCCGGCTTGGTCCGCAGCGACATGAAGCGGCGCAGGTCGCCTGACACCTGTCTGGTGCCGACGGCCTCCGCTAGTTCGTGCGGCTTCAGGCGCTTCTCTGGACCACGCATCAGACTTCCGACGCCGTCGGGCTCTGGTATCCGGAGAACATGCCCATGATGTCGGTCAGGGCGTTCTTTCCGCCGGTCTGCGCCGAAGCCAAGTCCTTGGCCGCAGCAGCCTGCTCACGTTGAGCCGCGATCTGTTCCTGGGCAGCGGCAGCTTCGTTCCGCGCCTGACGAACCATCGCGACCTCCTTGTTGCCGACGATGAGCCGGGGATCGACGCCGAGCATGTCCGCGTAAGCGTCCACCCACTCGTCCGCGTCCAGCTTGTCGAGCACCTCTGGCTTCATCTGAGCGATGGCTCCGAGGTTGCCGACGAAGCGGTCCACCGCGTTGACGCCGATCGCACGCTGCGCCTGAGCAAGGATGCTGACGAACTCCACGTTCAGATCCATGCCCTGAAGCTCCGGCGGGGGAGTCGGCACGGCACCGGCTTGCAGCAGATACGTGAACGTGCGGTCGATCAGCGGCTCCAACAGCTCGTTGTGCAGACGCTCGATGACCGGGCCGATCATCAGCAGCTTCTCTTCGTGGCGCTCGACGATCTCCGTCGCCGTCATGCGGCTGATCGGCTGCGTCGCCAGCATCAGGAACAGGTCCGCGTAGAACGACGAACGAATCCGCTCCCGCGTCTCCTCCATGTCCGGCAGCAGGTGACTCAGGTTGAGGTTCACCTCGAACGCCGAACGGATGCCCATGTTCGGGCCAGCGACATCCACGTAGTTGATGCCACCAGGGAGCGTGTCCACGTCCCGGTTCTTCATCGACACCGGCACCTGAAGCGGTGGCTTCGTCTGGTAGTCGATGCACTGCGCCTTCCGGAGCTGCTGATGCTGAAGCTGCTTGACGGCTCCGAGCGCCTCCATGCCCGGCGAGTGACCGTAGATGTCACCGCCAGAGGTCGACCAGCGCGGAACAAGCACCGGGAACGACTCGAAGCCGCCCTCACGCAGATACTTTTCCGGGTCCGCGCCAGTCTCGAAGTAGCACGACCGCCAAGCCATGTTCAGCGCGTCGCGCTTCTTCGGGTCACGGTCCGACCTCGGCTCGATCGCATGGATGATGGTCACCCAAGTATCGAGGTTGCCGCGATCCCACTGGTTCTGCACGGAACGGGAGCAGTTCTTGTAGCCGAACTCCCGGACAAGCTCGGCGACCGTCTTGTCGAACTCCCGGTAGAAGGTCGACACCCTGCCTTGGTAGTCCGCAGCGATGCAGAACTCGCCGACCGTGACCGGGTAGTGGTGAACGACCCGCTCGTAGTCCGGCAGCACAACGCTGGCCGCAGTGCCAAAAGCACCTAGTTCTTCGTAGATCGTGTGCAGCGACCTGTAGGTGTTCGACCGCTGGAACACCGACTGCATCATCCGAGCGACGTCATCCAGCCAGACACGGACCGGCTGATACCGGTTCAGCATCTGGTCAGGCGTCTGCAAGCGGAACCAGGGACGAGCAGGGCTCGTCGCACCGGCCATCAGGCCCGCACCAAGAACACGCAGCGAGCGCGTTCCGGTGGAGTCGTAGATGTTGTTGTATCGCTTATGGCCCTTGTTCCGGTCCTGCGTGAAGTAGCGACCAGAATACGGCAGCAGGTAGTTCGTGATCTCTTGCCAGTGGGACCAGAACGACGCCCGCTCCGACCGCAACTGGCCCCAACGGGTGTGGAGCTTGTCGCGACTGGGCGATCCAGGGTTCGCTTCGGAGCTTCCGCCGGGGTAGTTCATCACTGACCGAGTAGGGACGACCGACCGAGCATCGTGCCACCGCCGGTGACGCCAGACGCTCCCGTCAGCATGGTCGAAGCAGGACCGGTGGTCGCAGCCTGCTGAGCAGTCGAAAGCAGAGCCGCGACATTCGGCTGGCGACGGTTCGCACGGCGCTGCTGCTGGCTCGCCATCTCACGCTCCGTGATGGCTGAAGCCTCGGCAGAACGTTGCGCTTCGCGTTGCATTCCAGCGGTCTTCTTGGCCGCCTGACGCTGTGTCGCGCCTTGGTAGATCGTCGAGCCGATCATCGTGGTGGCTAGCGCAGCGATCTCTAATCCGGTGCACATCTCAAAGCTCCTTTCGGTAGACGACGCTGCGGGCCTTGTAGCCACGACGGTCGAACAGCTTGCTCAGTCGAGACTCGGACAGCGGGTTCCACTCGATCCAGGCAGCACCGCGACGGGCAGCCTCTGACTCTGTGGCCTTGATGAGCCGGACAGCAGTCATCCCACGCCGATGGTCAGGGTGCAGGTAGATCACGTCGTTCTTGGCTACCGTTCGACCAGAGTGCGGGTCCGGGCAGACAAAACTTACCGAGTAGCCAGTAATATATCCTTCGGAGACGGACGCTAGGCAGAAAATCAACCCAGAGGCCTCGGCGGCAGCAAAAAAATCCCAGTTGGTGACCCAGGGCTCACCGGGACGCACCTCGCCGAAGTTGTCTTTTAGGAGATGACAAGCCTGCTCAGCGAGTTCCTGGACCGAACTCAGCCGGATTTCCGTCACCGCCCCATAACCTCACGGTCAAAGCGTTCCAGCGGGTCGTAGTCCTTGCGACGCGACCTAGGAGTCCTGATGCCGAAGATCTCCTCTGGGGTCTCCGCTCTCACCGGATGGGCGAACGTCAGAGCCAGAGCATCTGCGATATCTGGGCTGGCTCCACCCTGTAGGCGCTTCTTGATCTGCGCCTTGGGCTCCAAAACGATGCGGCCCTGAGGGTCATACCAGTAGAGCGGGGTCGCTAGTTCCTGCTTCAAGTCCCGGTTGTCCGGGATGCCGCCAGCACCGCGAATCCACTCCCGCATCTCCCACCACATCTCGGCGCGGCGGTTCATGTATCGGGCCGGATTCGTCGCTCGCCCCCCAAAAGGGACCTCGATCACGTCCCGTCCGAGCTGCCGAATGCGGTCGATGACCCCGGCACCGCCACCAGAGTCGATGAAGACGCTGTGTGGCCGATACTGCTCCATCAGCGACACGATCCGGGCTGCGAACTCCATGTTGTCCAAGCCCTGGTAGACCAAGGGATCGAACATCTGGAAGCCCTGCCGTCTCACGATGACGGATCTGTCATCACCGAAGCGAGCCGGGTCCACGCCGAAGACCATCGGCTGCTCCGAGAACTCGCCAAGCGGATACTCACGCTGCGAAGCCGTGTCTGCTTCACCCAAGGTGATGAGCTGGTCGTCTCCGGCCGCCGAAAAGTCGCAGAGATACTCTCTCGCAAACGACGATTCGGGCATGTCCCCGCGAAGACGCTGGACCTCGCCAGGATCCAAGGCATCCGTGTCGAAGACCGTATACCGCGCCGCACTCCATGTTCCGGTCTTGTCACGTTCAGCCTTGAAGAACAGCTCAGAGAACAGGTTGACGCCAGCCGGAGTCCCGATGAACAGAGCCCAGCCCCTACGGTCCGACAAGGCAGGCTGGATGATGTCTTCCCAGACCTCAGGCCGGATCTGAGCCACTTCGTCGATGACGGCCCCATCCAGGCGAACACCACGCATGGAGTCCGGGTTGTCGGCACCGAGGATGCGGATCGTGGCTCCGTTGTGCTTGAACTTGACCGTAAGCTCCGATTCCTGGACCTCGGCAGCACCCGTGATGATGAGCGGCTGCAACCGCTGCTTCAGTCTGGCCCAAGCGATGACCTTGGCCTGCTTCAGGAACGGAGCAAGGTAGACGAACAAGGGCAGCTCACGCGGACAGCGCAGCGCCTCGTCGATCAGCTCCATCAGAGCTAGCTCGGTCTTGCCAGCCCGACGGTGGAGAGCCAGAACCGTGAAACGCGTCTTGGATGCGTGACACTCACGCTGCCAGTCACGCGGCTCGTAGTGCAGATCAATCGGCTTCGGCTTCTTCTGACTCACGTTCCACGACCTCGTAGTCGGCGTCCTTGATCTCGACCTCCTCAGACTCGCTCAGGGGCGGCAGAGCGGCCTGTAGAGGCGATGCGATGGACTTCTGGGCTACTTCCTCGGCAGCAGCCTCAGCGGCCCTCTGAACGCCTGTGGTGACCTGCAAGGTCAGACCACCTTCGTGCTGGTGCTGGAACTTGGGGTGATACTTCTTGGGGTCCCAGGCAGCGAGGAGACGGAGCCGAGTCTCGACACGGGCACGTTGCCAAGCCACGTAGGCTGCATCGCGACCACGGTTGCCGGTGATCTCAGGCTCGGTGTCGACGATTTCTAAGCACTCCTCAGCAAGTGCCTCAAAGCCCTCGTCACGGGCTTGCTTGATCTGACCAGCTAGGCGCTCGTCGTCCTCGATCCAGACGTAGACCGTGCGGCGGGCGATCTTGTTCTCACGACACCACGCGGCGAGGGTCTTACCCAGGGAGAGCCAGCGGATGAGGCTGTCGCGGACGGACTCAGGAAGGGGTTTGCCGTGCTTCTTGATGTGCTTGCCCATCAGATTCGAGCTTCATCAGGATGCGCTCCAAGTAGACGGCGAGGTCCAGAGCCTCTTCCTTGGCCTGTTGGAGCCAGTCCTGCAAGGACAGGTCGTCACGGAGCATGGTGACACCGTAGGTTGCGAAACCACGTTCGGCACGACGTAAGAGTTCGGCACGGACGCGCTCGACTACAGGACAGGGTAGGGACACCTGGGGGAGCATACCAGATATTGGGGGAATAGAAAAAATGTGCTGGGGGTATATGGGGGGGTCTGTGCTCGCCGTTGGGGGGGGTGCCCCCCTCTCCGCTGCGTCGATTACGGTCGGACCGAATCCGATGGCATCGGGCAGACGCTTGTCCACCTTGGACGCTGGCCCGGCTCGGCCACCCGGTCACGCCCTGGCCCGGCTCGGTCACGCATCGGCCACGGCCACGGCCACGGGCTGCGGGTTGCTCGCGACGATGCGGA